CACCATTCGTGTTAACAGTCTTTGTACCAGTAAGAGCGCGAGCAAACATGACACCGCCGCTAGATTGCTCAAACAATCCAACCTCTTCAATGGTTGTCGAAGAGCTGGCAGAGTAGGTAAACGTGTTTGTTACTTCGTGAGTGTCGTTTGTGACACTGTCAGTAGTCTGGCTTACAGTACCCTGTGCTCGTGACAGTCCGTTTGATGTCAGTTCAGTGCCAAGTGCTGAGTCGCTTGCTGTAGGTGATGTGCTATCTGAACCTAATGCAAGGTAATCAAACGCATTTACACCGCCAGCATCTACAGCAGCAGCTAGTCCGTCATTAACAATTAGGTTGTCTGTCTCGAATGTCTTGCTCCAGTTACCGGTAATAAATGGGATACGGACTTCGAGTCCAGCCTTCAGTAGAGCAAAACCAAGTGCATTGGGTTGCCATACTGTTTTAGCCTCTCCATCCGCATCACGAATGGTCATTGTGACGTGACCTTTCAGTTGTGTGTTTTCTGATTGATTCATAATAATTACATGTACTTAATAGAGTTCTCTTGCTGTGGTCGAATGGCAGGATTTGCTTCTACATTGCGGTTGCTGTAAAACTCACGTAAGTCCTGCAGTCTTAACGTCAGTCGGTTTTGCAGTTCGCTTCGGTCTTCATTCGTCCCGTCTACAGCTAGATAATCCATCGCTGGACCAATAGAGAGGATTTCGTGAAATGCATCATTAAATCCAGGCTCTTTGGTTGTATCAGATGTCTCAAAGACACCAACATTGCGAGTGATATAGACTTTCAGCCCGTTTGTTAGTTCTACAGAGTCCGAGCTTGGGGCGGGAAACAGCCGTAGAGAGTCGCCAGTAAGGTCATACTCAGCTGGCTTCCCGTCTGTGCCGCGATAATCAGAAGCCGTGTACTCCATATCCTGCAGGTCAATCTGGTCAAGACGGAAGTAATCACCATCCTGAGCCTTGATTTCTACAGCATGAACCTCCATAAACTTGTCAGGAAGCTCATACAACGCCTGTCCATCTACAAGGTTGGCACGGAATTCCGGTAAATCGCTGTAATTGTCGTCATCAAACTGAAACCGTGCATCCGTCTGCATTATCTCTGTCTGTACCTTGTAGTACCACTGATTAACACGACGTGTCTTGTCCTCAATCGGGAAAGACGTGCTGTTGGTTCCACACCACCAGTCTATATCGTGGACAATACTCTTGTCTTCGTTGTTGGTGTCGTTAAATCTCATAGCTGAAAGGACACATTTAAGTGTCCTAACAGGCTCTCAAGGAGGTAGGGGATATGGAAATTAGCCTTGAGAAGCCCGTGAGGGCACTCAAATCCATATCCCCAATACGGTTTTATTATAACACGGCACTATTTCATAATTTGACGAGCCTTTTCTGCCAAATCTTCAGTTGATTTACCAACGACCTTGTAGTCATCAGCCCGTTTAGAGACGAATGATTGCAGTTCGTTGTAACTTAGGTCGTCTATGCTTTGCGGTTTTTCTTCATTTTCTTCTTCGCTTTCTTCGCTTTCTTTTTTAGTTTGCTGTTGTTGCTGTTGCTGTTGTACTTCTTGTTCTTGGGCATTGTGTTTAGATGTATTAGTGTTGCGAGTAATTGGTTCGTCATCGACAAGTTCGTATCCTTGGCTTTTCTTCGACTCAACGATACTTTCTTTAATCTCAAATACCTCACCGTCTTCACGCTTCATCTTGTAGAATTTTTCGTTATTTGACTTCATTTTCTGTTTCTTCAATTACGTTAATAAGATGCTGTTCGTTCTCGTCTAGGTACTTCATATAGCCTGAGTACTCCTCTTTTAGGTCGGTCAGCTGGTCTTTAAACTTATCTAACTCTACGCGTAAGTCTGCTGCTGTTTCTTCGTCAGCTTGGTCTATTCGCTCTTTGACATACTCAATACGGCAGACTAACTGCGCCATGCTACCAAGCATATTATTCTTCAGACCCTGAATGTGTTCCTTTGTTTCCATTTTCTAGTTTATTAATTAGTTTATTAAACATCTCCGAGTCACGTGGTGGCAATCGCCCTGCTTCAATTGACTTCTGTATTTGTTCCTCAAACCACTCATCCATCTCCTCTTTTACATCCTCGTCCATTCGTGTCACAGTTCCGTCTAATTTACCGCTATTCAGTAAGTTCCGATACTTCTCTTTCTTCTCTTCGGGAAACTCAGGGTCATCGAGTGCCTTGGCGATGACTGTCTTTATAGTAACATTTGCCTCCTTTTCGTAATACAGATTATCCAGTATTTCGTCAGGAATGTTCTCGCTAATCCGCTCCAACTCCATATTTATATCAGCCTCTGTTAGTTCACTCATGATTTAACATTTGATTAATTTGGTCTTGCTCTTGTTTGGTATTGCGACTGCTGTTTAGTACGTTACTCGGTGCATCAGGCAACTCACCACCTACCTCACGAGCCTTTTCCAGCTCTTTTTCACGGGCTTTTTTGTACAAATTACCCTGTATTTCGCCTATTTCTTCCTGTAAATCTTTTATCTTGTCCCGCGTCTCATCAATGCGTCTCTCAACCTTTTGCAGTTTCTCGTTATCATCATCCACTAACTCGTCAAAAAGCAGTTCATCCTGTTTTTCAATGTACCTGTCTAGTCTGTTATCCAACTTACTTTTTTCTTGTTGCAATTCTTGCAGCTTCTCGTTATTTTCCTGCATATACTCCCGCATCAACGAACCGTCAGTCACGCCAATAAGCTCGAATGTCCAGTTGTATATGCTTGTGTTCTCGTAAAACCGTCGTTTAACCTCTTGTTCGTTCATAGAAAATATCTCTTCATCTTCTTTTCTCTCAACCCAGTAGATTGTATCGTGTTCGTCTTTTGTTACATTGGTTGGTTTTTCAGACATATTTACATGTTATCACGATGATTAGCGTGGTCGCTGTTTATTCTGTCAATTGCGTACATGTCAGGTTCTACGCCGATGTAATCACATACTTCTTGCCATGTTTGTGCTGGCTCGTCCAGTAAGTCATAAAACGGTACTTTTAGATGGTCGTAGGCGTTCAAATCCTTTTTAAGCCCCTCTTTGTAGGTTTGCAACATATCCTTCGGGTTGCCGTATATATCCGATAAGCTGTCGAATATATCGCTATACGGACGTGTTGTGTTAATAACTATCGGGTCATCAAGGTCAATCTCGTGTAGTCGTCCACATAGCTTCGGGTTTTTCATGCCCCACAGCCCATCTTCTGTATCGTTACGGTGTCGTATGTAATCAGTTAAGTGTCGGTTGTGATCTGTTTTCAGTGCATGTGTTAGCTTTCTGTCCTCAAAGTAGCCAGTAGGGTTGGCTTCATCAGCTGGGTTAAACTTGTTGCCCATGCTTATTCCGTTGTCATGTAGCATTCCTGCTAGAAGGGAGCTTCCTGTACGTGGTAAAGATACGATAATGACCATAAATTCTCACTCTCACTGTGCCTGACCCAACTCACAGTGAGTAAGAAGGGCCAGGAGCGAGAATGGTTAGTTAACTGTTAGTTTACGGCTGACCTGATGTACTGGATGCGTTGAGTAGTACCGCGTCACTCTCTCGAAGAGTTGTGACACCGTAAATTACGTCAACGACAGCCAATGTAGCCAGGTTCTCTGGGCGGTACTTCACTTGCGCTCGGAACCGACCACCACCGTTTGGAGTGAACTGCGTCTGTAGTGCGAAACCAAATGCTTCGCGGCTACAAAGCAAGTTCTTGTAAACAGCTGGGCTACCAGAAGTCTGAACACGGCTAGAGGTGTAAATAGGAACACCGTACAGACCGTTGTCAGCTTCTAGTTGACCGAAGTTACCGTCTCGTAGGAAGTCGAAGTTCGACTTGTCCGTCTCGTAGTACTTCGATACAGCACCAAGCTGTCGCCAAAAGACAAATGGGTGAAGGAAGAAAGCAGCCTCTTCACGAGGGTCAATATGCTCGTTAGAGTCTAGCTGTTCGATTGACTCTCGGATGTCGCTATCAGTTAGCTGGTCGGGAGTACCGCCATTAACTGTGTAGCTAGAAACGTCCGAGTACAGACCGAACAATGCTTCTTCAACGTCCTTCATCAGAAGCTCTCGTGCTTCACGCACGTAAGCCTCGTTAAGGTCGTACTTCTGTGCCATTTGTACCATGTCACGGTCTCCAATCATGAAGGCAACGTACTTGTGGATATCTACCTTAAGAGTTGTGTCCGTAGCAGCAACCGCTTCGGTGCTTACTTCATCACCTTGGTTGGACTGCGTCTTCGGCGTAAACTCGTTTGTGTAGATGCCAGGGACGTGAGCAATGTCACCTCCTTGGTCCATGTATTCCGACAAGTCAGTAGCCCAGTTCATTAGCGTACCGTCTTCGAAGCGAGGCTCCTGAAGCATATCTGTCCAAATCTCTTGGACAACTGGTGCTAAGTCTTCTGAACCACCCGTATTACCTCCGGGACCTGTGAATACGTCATTGGTAATTGACATAGGTTAGGCTTATTCGTGTGAGGTCCGACCCTGACTCAAGCGTTCCTGCACATAATTCTGCAAGGCTTCGTTCTTTTCACTCTTAGACATATCCTCATCGCTAACGATGTCTTGGAATGTCTTATCATCTTGAACTTTCACTTGAGAGGAAGGACCAGGGGTCGTCTCCTGCGACTTATTCTTTTCACGCATCGTTTGTATCGCGGATTGCACAAACTCAGTTTCAATCGCTTCGGTTACATCCATATCCTTACCTTGTGCATACGCTCGTGCTTCGGCAATCTCGTCATCCGAGTAACCGTCACGAGCCAGCTTTTGGTTTTGTTCTAGTTTGGTAATCCGGTCATTTACGTCCGATACGTCAGGAGATTCATCCGTTTCATCATTCTCACTATCATTATCTGCACTTTCGTCGTTATCGCTCGTCTGAGCTTTATCACGCCAGTGCTTTTTCTGCTCTCGTTCGGAGACAATTTTGTTCCGAACTTTCTCTCGAACTTCCTCATCCTCAATTGATGAGAGGACATCTTCATTGTTTTCGTCTGAGGTTTTGTCCTCAGCACCTTCTTGGGCTTCAGTGTCTCCAGAGTCATTTGTAGGCATGTTTTGTCATGTTAGTCATTTATGGTGGGTTTTGTCCCAAGGAAATAATTCCAGCGATTAAACGCTGGCTATGAGCGGGGGAACTAACTAGAACCCGCCCAGAGTCAACGCTTAAACGTGTTGGTCGCGTTTCGGGTCACGATTTGTTTGTTTCTTTGGGTTATTCTTCTGTATTGGTTTGATAATTTCGTCTTCAATTACCTTTGACGCATACTGGGCATGCTGTTTTTCTGTCTCGTCATCCCAGTTACGGCAATCACAGGCTTCGTCCTGCACCTCTTTTAGCTTCTCAATCAGCTTATCTCCTGTTGCCGATGAGCCGAGTGTTTTCCAAATATTAGACATAATTACTGTTGGTTAGCCATTCGTTGTAATTGCTGACGGAACTGCCGCGGTGCTGCCATTGATCCGCCCTGTTGTGGTTCTCCCTGCTGTTGTTGCTGCTGTTGGTTACGTTGGTTGCTGTTTCTTTGTCCAGTAAGCCCCATTTCTGTTGGTGAGATACCGCCAAGCTCCATTAACTTGAAGAAGAACTTGCGTGTGGATTCGTTTTCGACAACCTGTGGGTTGTTGTTTAGTACCTGAAAGCCCTGCTGTACAGTTGCCTGCTGTGCCTGTTTGTCTACTGACTCACCGACAACGTCAATATCAATCTTGTACTCAATATCGTCATAGAAGTTTTCAGGAATTTCCAAGTAGCGGTGTTCCTGTCGGTCCAGTTGGTCACGGACTGACTGTCGAATTTCTTCCTGGCGTTGTTGTGATGGGAAAAAGCCTGTTTCGTCGGCCACACGGTTAATCTCTTTGGTTACTTTTGCATCAACGATAAACTCATCCAGGCGTTCAATCATGTCGCTGTTGCCTGCAAACATCATGCGGTGGCGTTCGGACTGGTCATCAGAAAATTGCGGCATGACGTCACGCTCAATCCAGTTGGCAATAAAGCCACCGAACCGTTCTCGTTTCAGTTCCTCGAAGTAACTGGCAACCGCCTGCATCTGCTGTTCTGCCACACCAATTCGTGTTCGGCTCGGCAGGTTAGCACCTGTTGCCACATCCTGCGTGAATGTGTTGCTTGTAACGTGGTTCTGCCAGGATTGCTGTGTATTTCTGTAGGCAGGCAGGTTTCTTTCCTCATTTACAACTGGCTGGAAGTCATCGGCTTGTAGAATGTCGCCGTTGGTCATGTTTTCTAGCACATTTTGCCCTGATACTTCGTCATCCGAAGACCAGAAAAGATGCAGTGAAGTAAAGTACAGACCTTTTCTCTCTAGGTTTTCAGCCTCATTAACGGCAATCTGAGCGTCAAAAAGCATCTCAATAAAGCCTTCACCAAGCCAGCGACCACGAACGTCTTTAAATTTAATCTCTCGGTACGGGAACTCTACTTTTTCTTCTTCCCGAACCGTAATGGACGGCATGTAGGTTGTCTCGTCATTGATAGACGCTTCCAGAGACTCATCCTCCACACGCCAAATGTCGGACTTGATTGTGCGATACCAGTCACCTTCCTTTTTGTAATAGCACTCAAAGAAGATAAATTTATCTTGTCCAGCAAAGCGTCGTTTCAGCTTCTCGGTATTCTTCCAGTCCCATTTTTCTGCCATATCCTCAATTGCACCAACAGGTTTAACGTGTTGCTCAATGACCCAGCCACCCTCTTTGAGAGTTGGTGCGGCAGTGTCCATCCGTAGATTTTCGATGTGGACAATATCCCAGTTGTTGTCTTTGCCATGCTTTTTAATAACAGCATGACCTGTACGTGGGAGTTCATCCCGAATTTGGTTTTGGAGTTTATCCAAATCTTTGTCTTCCATCCATCGTTCTAGATCCTCACGAGCAATAAAGGCATCGAACTCATTCCCTGCCCGTTCAGGAAGAACGGAGATGTTTTTCGTATCAATATCAATAAACTTACGTGCTACATCAACTGGTACACGTGAAACGGATTTGAAGTATTTACGGAAGCCCTGCTCGTCAAAGCGACCAGAGCGAAACTCACGATTTGAGTATAGGTTAATGCGACGTAGCGTTTCCAGGTGGTCAAAATAGAAACCACCAGGCATTTCGTGTGAGTCGTAAAATTCTCTAAGTTTGTCTCGTAACGTATTATCCTGCATTGGGAGGTTGACTCCCCTACCATTTATTATTATACATCATACTAATCGTAGGCACGTACCACACCTTTTGAGGGTTGTCGTTTTTGCGATAAGATGCCTGACTTTATGCGTGTCTGCTCGCCTTTTGATTTCGGTTCAATATCCCAGTAAGACAGCATCGAGCCCATAACGGCATCGTCATGACTGTTTGGTGCCGCTTCCGCATATCCAGTTTGCTGGTACACAAATGTCTGCATTTCATTTACAACCTGTTCATCTCGTATCTTAATGGCATCATTTTCTAGAAGCTCACGGAAGTTTTCTACCAGCTGTGGTTTTGTCTTGTTGTTCGTGTGCCAGCCGAGTTTTTTACTTTTCTTGTCTCGTTTCCGTCCAAATACTTCACGCCTATACAGTTTATAATTATTTTCTTTCAGTTTCTCAATTACCGTATTACCACCACCCTGGGTCTCTACAATAATCAGTGGTTTTTTCAGCCGCATGTACATATCCGACATATCCATGACTTTCTCGGCAACTGCATGCAGTGGGACGTGATTACGGTACGAGGCGACCTGATGACCACTGAGCGTGTCTACACAGCTAATATAACACGGGTCTTGGGCTCCTTTTGATGGGTCAACGCCAATCTGATACACAGAATTACCAGGCTCTTCGTAAATATTTATATCCTTGCGTGTTTTTACCGGATCTTTTGTAAAAGCACGAGCAACATCAATATGCTCTTCAGCAAATACACAGTCATCAGTTAGGTTGGACATATCCCACTCACCATGCACATACCGGCGTACATACCGCTCCGGCTTGCTCATATGGTCTTCAATATACCCATCGGGCAGGTGTTCTTTGTTATCAAGCATCGACATTTCGATTAAGTCTGTGTCATCTCTGTTTTCCTGCTTGAAAAACGAGTATGCCCAGAAATTGGCTGGGTTTGTGGTCATATTCATCTGGTTGAGACCATTCTGTCGTCGCATTCGCCCTCTCAGTGCATCAAATACGGGTTTTTCAATCTCTTCCAGTTGGTCAATAAAGACGGCTCCAAGGTTTAAGGATTTAATATCCTGCTCGGCCTTTTTCATATTTGAGCCCTGTTTGGCCTGTGATGCTTCCAGTCCCCAGAGTAAGATTTTTGACCCATTACCGAACTCAATTTGGCCTGGACCTTTGTGGTATTCATAAATTCCTTCGGGGAATACATCGAATACATCTTCCAG